TGGTGACGTGGGTGCCTTTAGTATCGACCGATAGCCCGAACCGGGTTGATGCGCTCGTATGGGCGGCAACAGAATTATTAATTGACGGGCCGGGCACAGCAACGGTCGCCCCGCTCAGGATGTGAGTTGAATGACAGCTAACAACGATGTCGCCAAGCCGTCCGATGCGGTGGAGGGTATGTCCCACGCATGGAATTTGGTAGCCGACCTGATGGGCGGTACGAGCGCGATGCGCGTGGCTGGCAAGAAGCACCTACCACAGTGGCCTGCCGAGGACGAGCAATCCTATAAATCGCGTCTTCAGACCGCGACGCTGTTCCCCGCATACGCGCGGACAGTCTCGGTTCTTACCGGCAAACCCTTTAGCAAGCCAATCACCATAGGTGAGTCCGTTCCCAAGCGGTTACTACCGTTTCTGGAGAACATCGACCTGGAAGGCCGGAACCTCCACGCCTTCGCCGCCGATCTTTGCAGTGATGCGCTCGCCTACGGCTTGTGCGGCATCCTCGTGGATTGTCCACCAGCGGAAGGAGTACGAACCGTCGCCGACGAGAAACAGGTCGGGCTTCGTCCCTACTTCGTGCATGTGAAACATGACGCGATCCTCGGATGGCGTTCGGAGAAGCGTGGCGGGAGCATCATCCTGACGCAACTGCGCCTCTTGGAAACGGTCGAAGAACCGAGCGGCCAGTTCGCCGCAAAACAAATTACTCAAGTCCGTGTGCTGGAACCCGGCAAATGGACGACCTACCGCAAGAAGACTCTGGAAGGCGGGGAAGAGGTATGGCAGGAATACCTATCCGGCCCGACCAGCATTGACGTTATCCCGTTTATCCCTGTTTACGGCTTTCGCAAGGGCTTCATGATCGGATCGCCGCCCATGATCGAGCTTGCATACATGAACGTCGAGCACTGGCAGAGCAAGAGCGACCAGCAGACGATCCTGCACGTAGCGCGCGTGCCCGTTCTCTTTTCAAAGGATCTGGGCCCGGACTCAAAGATCGTCGTGGGAGCGGGTTCATTCATCAACGCTTCCGGCGAACACGCCGACATGAAATACGTGGAACACAGCGGCAAGGCTATCGAAGCCGGTCGCTCGTCCATCCTCGACCTTGAAGACCGTATGCGCCAAGTCGGTGCCGAGCTACTGGTCATCAAACCGGGCAATACCACCGAAGTGCAGACGGTATCCGACAACGAGCAAGCCATGTGCGACTTGCAGCGGATCATGCAGACGCTCGAAGACGCCCTCGACCAAGCCCTCGACCTGATGGCGAAATTCATGGGTGAGCCTGATGGCGGACAAGTCTCTATCTACAGCGATTTTGGTGCGGCAACGCTGGCTGAAGCATCTGCTCAACTCCTGTTTGAAATGAAAGCCGATGGCTCCCTGAGCCACGCCACGCTCCTCAACGAGTTGAAACGCCGTGGTGTTCTCAGCCCGGACGTTGACGTGAAAAAAGAAATCATCGCCGCTGATGCCGAGAAGCCAGACATCGAGCGTCAGGAGAAGGTGAATATTTGAAATTCCGCGAAGAGGATTCCAAGCGGAGCAACCGGGATCGGATGATCCCAAAGACGGTCGGATGGCCAGAAAGTGACTTACTATGAAGCTCAAGATTGATGATAAAGGCGCGGTTGTTGTTCAAGACGGCAAACCGGTTTATGTAACAGATGATGGCAAAGAAATTGCGTTCGATGCTCCGGCAACACGCGATACCATCGCTCGCCTGAACAACGAGGCCAAAGGCCATCGCGAAGCCAAGGAAGTAGCCGAAGGAAAACTGAAGCTGTTCGAAGGCATCGAAGACCCGGCGAAGGCACTCAAAGCTCTCGAAACGGTCAAGAACTTCGACGACAAGAAGCTGATCGACGCCGGCGAGGTGGAGAAGGTCAAGTTAGAGGCCCAGACCGCCTTCAACGAACAACTCAAGGCCACGGAAAAGAAATACAAGCCCGTTCTCGAAGAACGCGATTCGCTCAAATCCGAACTCCATCAGGAAAAGATGAGCACGGCGTTCAACCGCTCGAAGTTCATCCAGGACAAGATGGCGATTCCCGTCGATCTCGCTCAAGCGAAGTTCGGGTCGAGCTTCGCCATCGAAGAAGGCAAGATCATCGCTAAGGACTCTTCTGGGAACCGCGTCTACAGCCGCTCCCGTCCCGGTGAGATCGCGGACTTCGATGAGGCTCTGGAAATCCTCGTGGACTCCTACTCCTACAGGGACAACATCCTCAAAGGAAGCGGGGCATCCGGCGGTGGAGCCGGTGGCTCTGGCGGCGGAACTGGCGGCAAGAAACAAGTCACCCGCGCTCAATTCGACGCAATGGCACCCGCCGAGAAGATCGCAGCCGCGAAAGACGCCACGATTATCGACTAACTACTGACTTATTGCCATGACCCGGATGGGAAATGGAGCGAGGGCTGGATGGCCCAAATTCAAATCAACATTCACACCCTCAACTAAAAGGAAATCAACATGGGCTCGAATACATTAACCAATCTTATACCAACCATTTACAATTCGCTGGATGTGGTATCCCGCGAAATGATCGGCTTCATTCCGGCCGTCTCGCGTGATACGTCCGACGAGCGCGCCGCACTGAACCAATCGATCCTCGTTCCGATCACTCAGGCTCAGACGGCTTCGGACAACACGCCCGCCGTCACCTCGCCAGACACCGGCGATCAGACCGTCGCCAGCGTTGCGATGTCGATCACCAAGAGCAAACACGTGCCGATCCGCTGGAACGGCGAGCAGCAGAAGGGTATGCAGAACGCTGGCACTTACGGCGGCGTTCTCCAAGGCCAGTTCGAACAGGCGTTCCGCACTCTGGCAAACCTGATCGAAACCGACCTTTTCAACGCTGCCTATCAAGGTGCTTCGCGCGCCTATGGTACGGCAGGCACCGCTCCGTTCGGCACCGCAGGGGATCTTTCGGATTCCGCACAGTTGCGCAAGATCCTCGACGATAACGGTTGCCCGCAAAGCGACCTGCATCTCGTTCTTGGCTCATCGGCTGTTGCCAACCTCCGCGGCAAGCAGACCATCCTGTTGAAGGCCAACGAAAACGGCTCCGACGCATTCCGCCGCACCGGTGCGATTGCCGAAGTGCCACTCGATGGCTTCATGCTCCACAACAGCAACAGCATCGCCCAAGTGACTAAAGGAACCGGCACGTCCTACGTGACTTCCGGTTCTACGGCTCCCGGCGTTGGCAGCATCGCCCTCGTAACGGGTTCTGGCACCGTGCTCGCGGGTGACGTTGTGACTTTCGCAGCGGATGCCAACAACAAGTATGTAGTCAACACAGGCGTCGCAGCACCCGGCACCATCGCTCTCGGCGCACCCGGCGCGCTCACCACGATTGCGACGGCCAATGCGATGACCATCGGCAACAGCTACACGCCGAACATCGGTTTCACCCGCTCGGCGATCCAACTCATCACCCGTGCCCCGGCAATGCCGATCGGTCCGGATGGCAGGCCTGCCGATTCCGCCGAGGATTCGATCATGGTTACCGATCCGATCTCGGGCATCACGTTCGAAATCCTGCTCTACAAGCAGTTCCGCCAGATGGTGTTCCATGTCGCGGTCGCGTGGGGTGCAACCGCCATCAAGCCAAATAACATCGGCATCTTGATGGGCTAATCAACAACACGACCTGACCGCAACCTTCAATGGTTGCGGTCATTCATTTATCCAAGGAGACACGCATGGCAAAGAACGACAAGAAGAACATCGAAGCCACCGACGAAGACGTTATTGAAACCGTCGAATCCGGCCCCGAAGCCGAAGAATCCATCGAAGGCCTCGTCAAGGTGCATAAAGACGGCGCTCACCTCCATGTCCACCCTACCACGGTAAAAGACCACTTATCCGCAGGCTGGATGGTCGCTTAATACCCGATGACGCTCTCCGCCCAACAGTTGGTAGACGTTCGCCGATTCATGGGCTATAGCGTGTCCGGCAACTCGACCAGCAATCCGTTCCGCGAGCTGGTCTACTCGAACGTCTCCTACATGGGACTTTCGCTGGACTATCGCCTTGCGAATCTGAGCGCCGAGGAAGAGGGCGTCGTCGTAACAACGTACCTGACACCTCTGGGTTTGCGTGAACAGGAAATCCAAGGGTCTGCCGACAACCTGGACACCGATCAAGCCGCAGTCTGGAAGCGCAATGCCAGCGAAGTGAGCGACCGCATCAACCTCTTCAACTGGCTCAGGCGCGACCTCTGCACCTTTCTCGGATTTCCACCCGGCCCGCAACTCGCGTCAGGAAACCGAGTCGTCAGGGGATAGGCCATGACCAATCAGGCCTCGATCCAGTCGAAGATTTATCGCGGCTACGCAATCGCCGCAAAGAAACTCGGTGCGAGCTACGCCCATTACCGCCCGTTGACCGCGTTAAATCCTATCTCTTCACCGAACCAGCTTGCTTCGCTCTTCGCGTCGTTCAGTCCTGACGGCGCTTACCGAAAAGCATCGGGCTACGGCAAACCCGTCTGGCAATGCCTTGCGGATGGGACGCAGCTTGCGGTCGGAGATTACCTCGATGGCCCCACGACCTATTTCGTCGCCGCCATGCAGCCGCTACTCCCAATTCTCACCGTGGAGTGCAACCGAATTCTCACCATCAGCCGACCAGCGAC